CAACAAACGGGGATATTATGCCAAGCCAACAATATAAAGATATGGAAGGAATCAACTTTTCATCTTTAAAATACATGTTAAATGGGCCAGACCATTATAAATACTGGCAAGAAAATAAGCGCCCCCAATCAGACGCAATGCGTTTAGGAGAATTAATCCATCTAGCAATTTTAGAGCCAGAAGTTTTTGCGGAACAAACTTACATGGGACAAAAATTTAATCGTACGACAAAGCAAGGCAAGGATTTATATGCGCAGCAACTCGAACAAGCTGGCAATAGAACTATAATCTTACCAGAAGATAAGGAAGCAATAGACCGCGCACTCTTAGCTTTGTCACGCTGCGATTTATGGCAAGAACTACAAAAAAGCGGGTCACCGAAAGTGGAAGTGGCTATGCAATGGGAAGATCCTTTAACTGGTTTGGGCTTAAAGGGTTGTGCAGATTACATAATGGAATCCCCTGCCCTTGGTGGCGTGGCAATTATAGATGTTAAAACAGCGCGCGAACCAATAACGCGTTGGGACATAGCTAGATACCATTACGACATGCAGGCGGCTTATTATCTAGCGGGATATAGAGCTTTAACAGGAGTGGACGCAGAATTTCTATGGTTGCTAGTTGAAACTGGCGAACCTTACGGCTGCCAGTTTATAGCAGCCAGCGAAGATACTATCTTACGTGGCAAAGATAAAATGAACGAGGCCCTAAAAAAACTAAAAGAAACTATGACAAGCCAAGATTGGTTTTCACGGTATAACGAAATTACCATCATCTAACAACAATTGGAGACACTAAAATGACTAAGGAAATAGCAGCACAAGAGAAGCAGACGCCTATAACGCTTTTAGCAGGGCGGTACAATATAGACCCTATAGAGATGCAGAAAACGCTTAAAGGAACGGTTGTCCCGAACGGTACTACTGATGCAGAATTTGCGGCGTTTTTGATGGTTGCTTACGAATATAAGTTAAACCCAATTCTACGCGAAATTTATGCTTTCCCTAAAAAGGGTGGTGGCATACAGCCGATAGTTAGCATTGACGGCTGGATGAATATTATAAATTCCCATCCGCAATTCGACGGGCTAACTTTTGACGAAAAATTAGAAAACGGCAAAATAGTTTCGATAACCGCAAAAATTTTTAGAAAAGATAGATCTCATTCTGTGGATGTAACTGAGTACATGGCGGAGTGCGCTAGAGGAACTGAACCCTGGAAGCAATGGCCTGCAAGAATGCTTAGGCATAAAGCCGCCATACAAGCGGCGCGCTACGCCTTTGGCTTTAGCGGCATTATGGAGCCAGATGAAGCCGAAAGAATGCTAGATGTTACCCCTAACCAACCGACGGGCTTTGCAACAAAGCTTGCCGAAGCAGCAAAGAAGCGCAAAGAGCAGCAGCCTGAAATCATAATCGCCGAGACGGGGGAAGTGGTAACTACTCAGCCAGAAGAAGAAGGCAGGCTTTCATCAATAATTGCAACGCCCCTAGTGGATATAATTTTACCTGATGAATCACCTAGTACCTTTGGTATTGGTGGAGCTATCAGTCCGCCTGAACTTGTGCAGCTTATAGGCTCATGGGCCGTCGAAGACAGAACAAAATTTATCATCAAGAACGAAGACGTTTTAATTGCTATTAATGCGCGCTTAATAGCAGCTGGGCTTGGTAAAGCAGCCGAGCGGCTTAACGAAATGCGCGTAGATATACAACAAAACGGAGGATTAATCTACGGAGGTTTAATCTAATGAACACTTACATTTTACTTTGCGTTATCACAGCAGCCTTCTTTGTTACTTGGTATATAATTGGTTGGCACGTCTCTTTTGTGAGAGGCCACGTGCACGCGCTAAAAAAACGGCTTGAGGCGCAAAAACAGCCAGCTGAAATAATGTCTTTGCAATGGAAGGACGCACAAAAAGAAGCACTTAAAGTACTGATTAGAGAAGAGCTTTTTGAAATACGATCAAGGATGGGTCAACATGTAGCGGCAATCTCGCAGTTAACAAAAGAAAATAAATCAATAAGAGATCATCAAGAAAACCTGGATTCCTTGATCGAAGAACTAAAGGCCGATTGCCTAGAACTAACTGGCCCAAGGCGGGGGTTTTCTCCAATAATAGTTCCTAAAAACGAAAAACCAGCGCCGCAAAGAGTGCAAGAGTTCTTAGAAAAAAAAGGGCCTAGCAAACGTATAGAAATCATTAGGGGAACTAAAATTTCGAAGACCCACGTTAGCAAAGTTTTGAAAGAACTAGCTGCTGCTGGCGTTATCGAAAAAACCGAAGAGAAAACTTACAAACTAAAGGAAAAAATATGAGCCAGAAACCAATTACAAAACGCAAGCCAAAACCAATAAAAAAGGGAGGAAAGTAAAAATGGATAATAAGCTTTATCATTACGTGGCTGGTGTACGTGTAGAGGGGGTGCATAAAGGAATCATGGGCGATACCAGCGGGATCTATGGCGACGTCAGCAAAATCTCTGGAAGCGTCAGTGACATTTATGGAAACGTCAGCGAAATTTGGGGAGACGTCAGCAGGATCCATGGCGATGCCAGCAGAATCCATGGCGATGCCAGTAGAATCCGTGGAAATGTCAGCAGCATTTGGGGAATCGTCAGCGGAATCTCCGGAAGCGTCAGCAGCATTTCTGGAATCGTCAGCAAAATCTCTGGAGACGTCAGCAGAATCCGTGGATATGTCGGCGGAATACGTGGAAATGTCATTAAAATTTCTGGCGACGTCAGTGACATTTATGGAAACGTCAGTAAAATTTCGGGAGACGTCAGCAGAATTTGGGGAATCGTCAACGGCCTTTATGGAAACGTCAGTAAAATTTCGGGAGACGTCAGCAGAATCTATGGAAATGTCAGCGGCCTTTTTGGCGACGTTACAGACCTCAAGGGAGATATGACTAGCCTAAAAGGGGAAGCCTCGATACTTTTAAAGGAGCAAGAGAATGCAAGAAATGGATGATAAGATGCATGAAGAAATGAGGCAGACAAGGGCTTTAACGACCGAGAACGCGCCGCAAAATGACCTCTTTGCAAGGTATTTGTCGGAAATTAATTTAGGCCAGATTGCTAAACAAAAAGAAAACGCAAGCACAAAAAAAAGTGGGGAGTAAATGGAAGACAGAAAAAAAGAAGCAAAAGAGTTTTATCTCGCTATTAAAAAAATGGCCTCAACTTATCGGATTAAAATATTATATATAACCGAAATGTTGGGCGTCGCAGTCGCGACTCCTAGCTTATGCAACCGAGGCGTGTCTGCTGCCCCGATTGATTGGCGGGAAAAACTCGAAGAAATTTCTAAGGATTTAAAAATCATAGCGGACCAAGAGAAAGACAAAAAATCTGAGCGCGCAAAAGCCAGGAAGTCAAAAGAGACCTTTATTGTTTGGGACAGAAAAGAAGTGAATGGTTTTGCTATTTTTCTTATTTCCCGTAACGGCAAGTTGGAATTGACAGCTCCAGGCGATTTTTTTTATAACAAAGCAGTTAGCGATTGGATCCATAAGAATAGCCGCTGCAGAAAAGCAACCCATTGACATATATTGATTGTTACCCATCTCTTTTCTGCAATCCCGCTGTTTTATTCTGCATTAATTTTAAAGGAGAGAAAAAATGGATAACGAGCTTTATCACTACGTATACGGGGTAAGAGTAAAAGGCCCCCACAAAGGCCCCTACGGAGAAATCACGGGTGATGCGTCAAAGATTTATGGCGATTGCACGAATATCTACGGCGATGTTTCTAAAATTACAGGCGATTGCTCTAAGATACGGGGGTACATTTTTGTGCTTAGAGGCGATGTCTCAAATATTCGCGGCAAGGTGTCGTGCATTTGGGGCAGTGTTACAAACCTCAAGGGCAATGTCTCAGATATTCGCGGCGATGTTTCTAAGATTACAGGCGACTGCTCTAAGATATGGGGGTGCGTTGATCTGCTTACAGGCGACGTTACAGACCTCAAGGGCAATGTTACAAACCTCAAGGGCAATGTCTCAGATATTCGCCGAGATTTGAATAAAATTTATCTTAACTTTTTTATAAAAAACGTTATAAAATACGTACTTTTCCCAGTTTTTGTGACCTTTTTGGGCGTTGCTTATTTCTTGCTTATTAATGATTTTTGGTAAGATAAAATGACAACATCTTGGTTAGGCCTTTTATTGCTGTTGCATGCCGTGCAGCAAATAGGCTCAGCTTTTCTGTTATTCGGTGAGTATGAATTTATTGTTTGGGACATAACCAACGTTGTGTCCGTCACATTGTTGTCATATTTGCTGTTTCGGAATATCTCTTATCGTTCCCCCCGCCGCAAATTGACAAGTTTTATCTTCTTACTTGTTTCTTCTTGGTCTGCCGCAAGCTACGCGGTTATTACTCTTTTCCAGCAATCATTATTAATATTCAGTATTTGCTTTTTTGTTAGCATGATTCCCTTCTTCTTTTGGGCGGCTATGAGAGATTTCGAATTTAGATCAGATAAATATTTAAAAAGTTGCAGTTACTTGATATATAGTCAACCTATAGGTGTCGTTGGTTTAATAGCTCTTTGCGTTGGTTTCCGTGGTGCTGGCGTATCTCTAGTTGTCAACGGTCGCGAGTTTTCTTACTCGCGAGCTTTCGAAGGCTGGATAATCACAGAGAAAAAACATAGGCATCAAAAAAATGGTGTAAAATATCAAAAAATTCGTGACGTGGATTTAGCGCATGCAAGAGAACTCATCGGCAAAAAATGGCACTGGCGGAAAAACTGTCTCAGCACATTTTCGCGATACCAAGACAGAAAATGCCCCTGCTGGTGGGCCTGATTTTCCGTGGGGTGAAATACACAAAAGAACAGAATCAACTTGTGAGCGAATTGTAGCTGAAAAATTCCACGAAGCTAAACAGCAATTTAAAGACGATATAGACCGAATCTTGCGGCCCATGAACGCCCTCATAAAATATATGATTGCCCCTCTCCTTGCGGCCCTTTGCAGCATTTCTATTTTTATCTTTTCCCTCATGTACAACCAGTTGACCAATCTCAATTTATCAGTCCAGGCCCTTAATCAAACAATTGCAACAATCGCTGCAAATCTGCACTCCATAGAAAAGGACTCTGAAGAGAATAAGCGTGCTATAGAAAAAGTGGAAGACCGCATTTATCAGCGATAAAATTCTTGCAATTAAAAATTATATATCTAGATTCCTTTCACTACTTGTTGTTAGTTTAGTGCTATACGGCGCGGGGCGGGAACCTCCACCAACTCCGCGCCATTTTAGGAGGAACAAACATGGAAGTTTTTTTAGGTCTATTTGCCGCTCTTGGCGTAACTCTCTCTTTGTTTTTTACGCTTCTTTATCAAATTATTTTGGCTCTTTTTATTTGTCTCTGCATGTTTAGCTATGCGGTCCTGCAAGTAGGCGCGTTGCCTTTTCGCGCGGTTGCTAATCTAACTTGTCGTGTTTACTGGTATGCACGACGCAAAGTGTTTTTGGGTTAGCTCGCATGTCGTTGGAGCTTATTAGCGGCGGCATTAATTTAATTAATTCCGTTGTAAATCGCATTTGGCCTGATGCGACAGAAGCCGAGAAACAAAAATTAACTTTAGCGCTATCTGAACTAGATGCAGAGCGCGAGACGATGCGCGCTCAGGCGGAAATAAATTTACAAGACGCTAAAAGCGAAAATAGGTTTAACTCTGGATGGCGTCCATTTGTGGGGTGGGTATGTGGTATATCTTTTGCTTATGCAGCGTTCTTGGAGCCGCTCTTACGTTTCATATCTGCAGTTATTTTTGGCTATAGCGGGCCTTTCCCTCAAATTGATACAACTATTACTATGCAAGTTCTTTTCGGTTTGTTGGGGTTTGCTGGTTTTAGGTCTTTCGAAAAAATCTCAAAAATGAAAGTTAAATAATGAACGCATTTAAATATTTTCAACTTAACGATTTTGCTTCACCTGATGCAGCTGGCTCTGGCTCTAAAATGGATCATGACTTCATCAGTAAGCTAGATAATTACAGAGAGAAATTTGGCGCTCCTTTGATTGTAACTTCTGGCTATCGCACGCCTAAGCATAATAGTAAGGTAGCTAGTACTGGCAATGATGGGCCACACACAACGGGACGGGCGGTTGATTTGCAGCCTAAATTGCCAAGCAGTGCGCAAGCGTTTCTGCTTCTAAAGCTTGCGTTCGAAGCGGAGTTTACTGGCATTGGTTTGCGTCAGGAAGGTCAAGAGCGGAGAAAGAACTTTATCCATTTAGATGATCTGCAAGAACCTGATTATCCGCGCCCCTCATTCTGGACATATCCCTTGCCGAATGCTGAAAAAATTATTCTTCCTAAAACTAAGAATTTTTGTTTTGGCACTAAGGCTTATCAGCTTTTGCGCAGTACTGTCATTAACAGTAAAGAGCCAGTCGTAATCTTTGTCCGCCAGCATGGGCCTATAGAAGACAGATTTATTGCAATGGATTTAAACGAAGATTCTAAAATGTCTCACATTCACACGGTAACAACTTGCTATATGGATCAGCTCGAATATGAGTTTTACAATCAAGCAACACGATAGGCTGGACCGCAAAAGCAAAATCATTCTGTTGCAAGCGCTTTGGGATATTGCGGTTTTTGCGGAACAGTCTGAACGCAAAACCACAAAGGCTTTGTTCAAATTTGTTGATACTATCTTTGATGATTCTCATATTCATGTGCATAGAAATGCTTTGTCGGAAGAAATTGTTAATGCCGCCGATAAGATACTAGGGGAATCTTGGTTTAGTTGGTTGTTTTATGATTGCGAAAAAGGGAAAGAGGACGCCGAAATTACTATAGATGGGCAAAAATATAGTATTTCATCCATTGCTCATTTAGCTGAATTAATCTTACAAAAAGAGGCATCATGCATTTACTTAATATCAAGCCGCTAAGTGTTAATGATGCATGGCAAGGGCGACGCTTCAAAACCCCTGAATATAAACGCTATGCCCGCGACATAATGTATCTATTGCCTAAGTTTGAACTCCCACTCGCTCCTTATGCGTTGACTTTAGAATTTGGCGTTGGCCCCACTTCGGATTGGGATAACCCCATAAAGCCATTCCAAGACATCATGCAAAATAAATACGGCTTTAATGATCGTGACGTTGAGGCCGCATTGGTACGCAAGAAGACGGTAAAAAAAGGAGAAGAATATATCTACTGGAACATGATAACTTTAGATGAAGGTTTATGTGATCGAATCGATAAATCTTTTTTTAGCAAATAATTGCAACTGCAAAGGATGCACAATGAACCAAAATTACAGGGAAGTATTAACAGCCTGCGTTTCTATGCGCGAGGATCTAAGCATTCAAATAGATGCGGAGGCCGCAGAGAATTTTAAAAATATTAACCAGAATGATTTTAATAACATCGTTCAGATGGTACTTGCTACTGCTTCGCAGTTAATGGCTGAAAGGCAAACGCGCCTTTCTGTAGAGCCAAAAAAAGAACGCAATAAACTAGTCAAAAAGCCCGTTCTCTCCATAGTATAAATTATGCAGTTGTTGGCGTTTCTAATTCTGGCTCAAAGAGGAAATCTAGTCTTTCCCACGCATTAACTTTTATCGGCTGAAAGTTAATTGGATTTATAGCTATTACACCATCAATTTCAATGTAAGCAAAAGGCGCGCGAGCAATTGGCAATAGGTCTAGTTCAATTTCGGAATCAAGCATTTCTATAAATTGCTTAGCAAATACCGCGTGGTTCTCACCCAAATCATAATCTTCAGTAGGCCTACCATCCACAACTTGTTTTTTTCCGCCAGACAAATCTTCCAGCAATTTGATTCTTGCCTCTTGAATCGTTGCGGCTTCAACGGCAATCACTTTTTTTCTTCTTATTAGCTTTAAACTATTATCCATAGTTAATTTACTTGTTAAGAGCGCGTCCAAGCAAGGGGCGGCTATCAACAAATCATTTATTTTTACTTTGATTGTCATAGTCTTAAATCCATTAGTAGGTTGTAATTCTGCCGCAATCTAAAAAACAAATCTAATCATCATCAGAAAAGACCAGAGATTGCTGCGCTGTCCCAAAATTAGGGTCTAGCTGCTTTTTAATATAGTCGTAAATCATCTTATAAAGGATCGGCGGTACAGGTAGCGCTTGAATGTTGAAGCTCATATATTGGTTATTAATTACTTGTAAGTTAGGTAAAGCCTTAAAATACACTGAAAATGTTATAGTGTAGTAAGGGGTAACAAGTGCAGGTAAATTTAAACCAGCAGAATTATCTCCGGGCATTAAGCTTTGGATTTTTCTAACCTGATAAGAGCCTTTAATAGAAACATACCAGTTTTGTGATTGAAGTCCTAGAAAGGAATAATTAGATACAGTAAATCCCATTTATATATACACCATTTTTATTATTTCAAAATTTACATTAACGATAGAAATTTCGCCTTTAAAAATAATTGAACGTTGGTAGCTGTTCCTAAACCTGCTGCCAGTGTAAATTGTACGTATGTATTTACACTATAAGCTGGAACAAAAACATTTAAACTGGCTACAGTCCAACCTGTAGCTGTATTATAATAACAGGCGTTTGATAAGTATAAGCCTCCATTTACATATACATCGAGATTTTGGTTTATTGCCCCTACATAAACATTGCCCGAAAGTGATATTTCATAAAGTCCTATGTAGGGTAATAATAATTGTGTTGCGTCACCAACTTTAAGGGCAATAGCTTTTCTATCATCATATGGAACCCATTGAATAATACCACCAGTTTGAGTTTTTGCGTATCCCCACCAATAACCTGGGTTATAACTAAACGACCCATTTGTTGCATCGATAAATGCAGTGTTAGCGCCTTTGCCGCTTACTAAATTACCAGCAGTGCCGTTTGTGCTTATGACAATTTCGTTTGACACGGTGGCGGTGGAGCCTTGCGTAAAAGGCCCCAGATACATGTTGGCATTGCCACCAGTTTTATTAAATCCTGAATACTGGCCTAATGCGAAATTGTCTTTAGCTGTGCCGCCAAGATAGAGAAAAGTTCCTAAGCCAATCCCGATATTACGCCCATCGCCCGCCGTGAGGGGTGAGGAAGCGGTTGAAAAAGAACCCGCGCCAATAACAATATTGCCGCCGCCTGTGGTTATGCTTGCGCCAGCATCGCCAATGATAATGTTAGTTGATCCGCTTGTTATATTTGGCCCTGCATCATCGCCCAAAAGTTGATTGTCCGTGCCTAAAGTCGAATCCCCAACCCTTAAAAAATGGGGCGTTGCGACAACATCCAAGCTAGCTGCTGCAAAAGATAGATTGTTGCCTGTGGCAATCTCCTGCGCGGCTCCTGTCCCCGCAGATGTTCGGCCCAAAAGCTTTCCAGTCGTCATTTCCAGGCCGTTGGCGGAGGCGTAGGCGGACGGCGCGACATAATCTGTTGCAGGTAATGCCCTACTTAAAACTCCTGTTGATGTGGTATTTTTAACTATGCCAGTGGCCAGAGAGCCTAAAAATTGTGCGCCAGATAACCCGCTATCAGTAGTTCCCTGCACAATAAATTTATTGGCAAAAGGCACGTCTGCCGATCCATCCGTGCTATTGCCAGCTAAGGCTCTTGGTGTAGTCCACTTAGCAGCAGTGGTTGCGGTAGCGGCGTTTCCTACCAATGCGCCAGTAAAAGTCGTGGCCGCGAGGTTGTTCGTGTTTGAGTTGTAAGCCAGACCAGTATTCGTCTTTGCCGCAATGCTGCTTTGCGTCCCGCTATCAGTCACAAAGGTTAAAAAGCATGTGGCATCTGTCGCTTCATTTGCCGTCGTTATATTGGTGGCCGTGGTAGCGGTTGTGGCGGTAGTGGCAGTGCTGGCCGTAGTAGCTGTCGCCGCATTGCCTGAGATGTTATTATTAAGGGTTCCAGATGATAAGCTGACGGTAATAGTACCAGTTCCCGTATTGGTGGCAACATCTATAGAAGTCCCGCCTGCTAAACTTACAGCCCCGTTTAGGCCGTTAATTGATGCAACATTGGCGGGTGTGGCGGTATTCACCCATTTTCCGTTATTATAAGTTAATGTGTCGTTGTTTTGTGCATCATCAATAAGCACGTCCATTAGTTGTTGTAATTTATGAGCACCACCACCAGACCCGCGCTTCCCAACGGGAATTGCTAAAAGGTCTTTCCAAAGTTTTTCGCCAACGTATCGCCATTGTATATGCGTTTGATTGCGCCCTAATTCTACTTCACGCCCATCTTTGCCATCAATTCCGTTAAGGCCAGCTAACCCAGGCAACCCCTGCAACCCTTCAGGCCCCTGCTCGCCCCTCTGCCCTGGTTCTCCCTTCTCTCCTGGTGGGCCTTGTGTACCTTGAGGCCCAACCTCACCATCCTTGCCTGGCAATCCATCCGCACCGTCTTTGCCAGGATTCCCTTTTATTTCTTTAGGCTCTCCCCAGCCGTTTGCAGTTTTTGGCCCGTACAAATCCAGAGAAATGCTATTAATAAAAGAGTCGCCAATATTTCCTAGTTCTGGTGGCGGTGCAGAATAGCCAGCCAACAATTGCGGCTGCGGTCGCTCTTTCGGTAGCTGCTCTATTTTTCCAGTTACGGTATTATAAAACATATTTACTAATTGCCCGCTGATAAGTTGTCATGGTAAATCGCCCCAGACCGTAACGCAGCAGTAATCGCTGTCAATCCCCGCCGTTACGTTTTGGTAATTAACAGTTACTCTTAAAGAGCTAACGGTTTTTGCCGATGATAACGCAACATTTGCGGGACCACATACCCATTGATTCTGGTTATAATTATTGAGCATAGAACTCCCCGCCCAAATATAATTTGTATCAGAAAATGGAGTGGTGAAATTTATTACATAATCGCCTTGTCCCACTCTTGTCACGGATGAAACATTGTAAGATTTTAAGATTGTTATTGTGCCTCCCGTTGCAGAGAAGGCAACAAAGGCTTTAGCTACCCCTGGATGATATTGCGCCATCCCAGGAGTAACCATCACAGTGTTGCTTGTGCCAGCCTCCATTTCCGCTTGCGTGGCAGCCGCCGTATCGCCTGTATTTGTACCGCTGATTGTTGCATTGCCAGACATAGTTAATGTCCTATTGGCGTCACCAGTGGTGACAGTAAGATTTCTATTAGCTGTTAAATCCGAACCTGGAATTATGCCCAAACTATGCGTTGCATTAGTATCTAATAATCTAAGGCCCGTATTGTTTAGGGTGGCTGTGCCGCCAGTAATAGCAACGGCATCCGCATTTTGTTGTGCCATAGTGCCAAGAGTCGCCGCTTGAACAGCTGTAGACCAGTTGGAAGTTGCTGTATCGCCGATGAATACAAAGACAGCAAAAGCCGTGCTAATTATGAGTGAGGTCTGGCCGTTACCGATAGTATCAGAGCCGCCGCGATTGATAGTAACTGTATTAGCGTCCTCTGTCACTTTTACAAAGGCGTATTTAATATCTTCCGCGTAAACGGAAAGAGCGGATAGATTAATTACAACATTGCCGCCAGAAGTATTAACGCGGAATAAATTACCCTCCTGTGCAAGGCTTGGCACAACTGGAGAATCGGCAAAAGCTACCGATATTACCTCGTTATATAAGCCCTCAGCAGCAGAACTAGCGGCGGCAGCGGCGGAGGATGAAGCGGCTGTCGCTGATGTAGAAGCTGCGGACGCATAATGTTTCGCGGAATATTCTGTCCCGTCTACCGTACTCCCAGGCGTCTTTGTCGCCCATTCCTTAGCGGCCCCTTTGCTAGATGTGTTGGTTATGCCCGTCCCACCTAGCGCATAGGCCTTTGCCGAATATTCTGAACCAGCCACAACGCCAGTGGTTTTGTTCGCCCATTCTTCCGCAAGTTCAATATCTGAAATGTCGGCAGTAGATACAGTAACGGAGCCGTCAGAACCGAACGCCATAGCTTTATTTGCCCGCAATGTAGCGGCAGGCAATAACGTTGAAATATCTTCTTCGCCAGACGGGAACTTTGGGCATCTCTCAACGGCATCTGCCATATCCTGAGAAACCGCCATTACCTGATCGAGGCTATCCTCAATAACCGCTCCCTGAAAACCCTTATATGTAGAATAAGTGTCTGTTTGTTCCATCGCTACCGCGCGCGAGCGTATAACGCGCTTGGTGCTTGGTGGGGCGGTTATGAACGTAATGCTGTAGCCAGCACTAGTAAATGCCAGCGTGTAATCTGTGTTAAGAATCTGCGTTGCACGCGCGCCAGTCGCAATAGTTTCAAGTTCTACTACCATATAAGAAGCGTCCAAAGGAGACCAATTGCCCGTAAAGGTTGTAGTCGCTCCGTTGCCAGTGCTAACATTAGGGGCGTAATTGTCCGATATTGTCATGTCTTTCCTCAATATTTACGCGATGTAGTTTTCTTTTTAACGCCAGCGCCAAACCACCAATAGTAGAATTTACCTACTATTGGTACACTTTGCACGCTCTTTAAGTCATTAACATCAACTTCGCCAGATTCGATAGCTTTAGCCATATCTTTATATAGGCTATCTACCGCCTTGAAAGGTGGCGCTATTGTTTTAAATGCCGCTGTGCCAACACCTTCTTTTCTTGATGTATAGATTTGATATTTACTAAGGCCGAACAACCTTGCAATATTATTAACTACATGGTCTTCAATGGGCGTTTCGCGGTTCAAAATTAAATCTTTTAAAAAATCAGCTCCAGCGTTCATAAGTATAAAAAATGAAACTAATCTTAATAAATTTTTAAGGCCTTTGACGGGTTCTTTTCTTATTTGGGAAAACACTTCATTTCTATAAATATCGAATTGTTTAATGGTGAATGTTTTTAGCATGTAAAAAATTCTTCCATTACCAGCCCGCAAATAAGTCTCTGGCATTTCAGAAAGGGCTACAGGCTGAACGTCGAGTATATCATTAAATAAAAGTAATTTAACGTTCTCGCTGGCAATTCTCCCGTCTTTTAAATCTTGAATTGTTTGCTCAGCTTCGGAACCTAAAATATTTTCCATCATGGCTAAAAATTCTTTGGTAGGTTTTTTAGCTAAAGCCTTAAATCGCTGCAAAGAACTGTTTATAAAAGTTTCTTTGCCGATTCTATCAAACGTGGCTATTCCAGATAATTTAAAAATTAGATTTACAGCTGAAGCACTAGTACTACTTTCTGAAAATTCTTGCGCAATTTTATCAATGTTAATATCCGCCATGCTAACTTCAGACCTGCCAATCGTGGCTTTTGTAAAAGCGCCCAAAGTATTATAAACCCCGTTTTTATACATAGAAAAAGCTAGGTCTCCAAGCTGCGTAACTGCGGAAACAAAAGAACCCATAGTGTCAATGTAAGAAAAGTTTTTATAAACCCTCCAGAAGGAGGACATCTTTCCCTGCTTAAAGCGCGCTCGCAGTATAGAAGTTAATTCGTCTTGCTGTGCTGGCGTAATTGTGCCGTAAAGCAGTTCTCTCATTACAAAATGACCTATACTGTCTTCAAGCTCCATCTCCAATGTTGATTCCAATCTTCCACCCGCCGCAACATGTTCTTTACCAAAAAATCTGCGCGACTCTATGGCATCATTCATTGTTGTGGCATAACGAAGTAAAGCTTGATCTGTTGTGCTATAAAATTCATTTATTTCGGGCGTTATTGTGTCTATGCCGCGCTCTTTAACATTTCCAGGGCCGCTAAGTGTTAATTGAGCCTTCCCGTAACCTCTGATAATAGTGTTTATAAAATAGGCCTGTTCTTCCGCAGTTAATATGCGCCCTAATTCCACTTGTTTGTTGCGCAGCGCCTTTCCTATTTCGGAATAATTGCGGTTGAAATAATCTAATAATTGCTGCGGCTTTTCAATGTGGCGTGGAAAATAATCTCCAAGATAACCAATCTCAAGGCCGACATTAGCTGCCCTTTTATAAATATTATCTAACATGCTGCGGACTTGTTCCAGCTCTTCACTCATTTGATATTTATCAGCTATTATTTTTGTTACCCGCGTATCGCCATTTTTAAACGCATAATCTAATAATAACTGTATATCGCCAGGAAGTGCTTTCCATTTCTTCAAAAATGGTTCTAGGGCTTTAGCGTCTTTATTGACTGCATTAGCTAAATCAAATTCAAATTTACGTAATTTATTTTTTAGAGACGGAGAAATATTTTTCAGCTTTGTTGATATAGGCACTAAAGCAGAACCCACCATCCTGTTTAGGTCTTCGATATTATCCTTTATTTTTCCGCTTATTTTGTTCTTGCGCTTGGCCCCGCCGTAGATTTCGGCGTAGTCTGCAAGCCTTCTATCATCTGTAATGATTGGAGGTTTAGGGCCGCCTCCATCGCCGCCGCCGCCGCCTTGTATCTGCGCGTTATTTCTATCGGCAACTCCTTGTCGCTTGCCATCTCCTTTGATTGAAAGTAGCGAATTAGCATTTGCTTTCTGTTCTGCTGCCCATTCATTTTCTAATTCCTCTAATGTAATATCTTCGCGCTTTCTAGAAATAGGGACATCTCCTAAAGCGTCCTTCCGAGTTGCTCGCCATTCATCTTCTGCAGCAACGGCGTCGTCATATAATTTGTTCGCCTTGGTTTCCAAAGCTTGTATTTCGGCCCGCATGTCTTCTTGAGCAATCCTAGAATAAACTTCGTCCCAAAATTCGGCTCTTGTTTTGCCCCTAATATCTATATCAAATCTATCAATATATAAATCAACTTCTTCGTTGTACTGTTTTGCGCTTTCTATAACCTCCACCTCAAAAGTGGAGTCCATAGAGTATTGAGGAAGCCCCGTGTAATCTTCTCTTATCATATTTAATACATCGGCTGTTGTGGGCCGCTCGCTAAAGAATCCCGCTTCCCTGGCAATTTCCCCAATTTCATCTAACGTTTTTCCTTTAGATGAAATTAACCCTGGTCGCCGTTTGTGGCTACCGTCAATTAATTTTAAAATTTCAGCATCGGCCCATTTTATTCCGCCCCTTTTAACAATAAACGAAATGAAGCGCTGAGGCTCTTTTGGGACGCGAGTATATATTTCCTTGGCCGCAACTTTTAGCGCTCTTTTATCCTCCTTTTGCTGCTCCGCAAAAATCTCGTTCACAATTTCTTCCTGGCGTTTATCTAATAGGCCTTGCAGGGATTCCATAGTTACTTCTGGTAGCGCTTTAATTTGCAATCTTGTTTCAAGAGGAATGCTTTTATCGCGCAACATAAGCATTGCGGCGATTTCTGGGTCCGTTGTTTTCCCTTCCTTTTCCGCTTTTTCTACTTTTGAAATTTGTGCCATCACTGCGTTAGCTTCCGTTATTGCGTCAGCTGTTAAATTTGGATCGTCGGCAACCTTTGATCTTTCTTTGTCCAATAAGAAAGTTAGCTCGTCGATAATAGTGTCTTTATTTTCAAGAACACTAGTGACCATATTATCTATTTTTTCTGGAGTTAGGTTTAATTCTGGTGGAGCTTTCTTTTCTAGCAGTGTTACCGCCGCTGACACTGGACCACCTACAACAATCCCAATTGTAAAATTGGTAAAAACGTTCTTAAATTTTTCCCATAAACTGGTAGTGCGCACCTCTGTCGCGCCCTTGACTGTTTCCTCAATAATTGATTGAACACCTTCTTCCAGCCCTTGCCCCAAGGTTCTTTTAACTATTGCTGCAAATCTAGTGCTATTGGCTGCGGCTGCTAGCAAATATTTCCCGCCAATAGTTTCGACCATTGCTTGCGGAAGGGCAGACGCAAAAGCTATTTGAGCCGCTTCTGCTGGTTGCTTGTTAGCGTTGCGCGCTTCTAAATAATCTTCAGAATCAACAATAGCGCCCATTAAAGTTGCGGCGATTGCAGGTTTTTTTGTAAGTACAGTAAGGCCGACACTTAAGACAAGGGAACCAAAGCCTTGACCAGCTGAAAACATAAAATTTCCGCCGCCTTTCGGTACTAAGCCCATAGCTTCAAGCGTGTTTTTATTGTCTTCAATTAAAGCGTTGCCAGCATTTGTAAGGCGCTCAGGAAAGTTTGGTATTTGTTCAGACAGCAGGTTAACAAGCACGTCCTTTTCCGCGCCTAAAAAATTTCCTATATTATCAATCACGGAAGGCGGAGCGTCTCCGTTAATTGTGTCTAGGGCTATTCTTGAAAGAAAAGATTTTTTAAATGTACTTATAGCGTCTTGCCCTTCAAAACCTGCGGCTAATTCTCCCGCCTTTTTAGTTTGTCCCCCTATCCACCTTGGCACAGAAAATAGGTATTGAGCCGCACCTTTCCCAAGTTCTGTTGGATAATCTACTAGGCCGAATGAATCTGGTGTTTCTTCAATAGGGTTGTTTGTTTTTGCCACAACATTAAGTTCTTGTTCGTTAAGGTCAGCTCCCCCTTTCATTCGCATAAATGGGTTGTCGTTTGACTGCTCTTCAAGAAAGGGATTGCTCATTTGCCTAGCACTCTATTTGCTGAACCAGTGCCATATACTTCATCAAACTTTGGCGCTAGCTCTGGATTTTCTTTTAACTTTTGTATATGGGCTAATTGAATGCTGCTAACGGTTTTGCGCTTTTCTATGTTATTTGTTCCGACGACATCTAAAGCGTCTTTTTGCGCTCTTGCAAATAAGTTGTTGCGTTCTTTTCTCGAAAGGCTGCCTACATCGTTTATTGTCATCCCAAACGGGAAAGAAGGGCCGCCAATAGCCGATAGTTCCTTACTTAAAGAATCGTAATATTGATTATAGAGCAAATATGCGTTTTTAGCATTTGTAAACTTAGCAAATTCCTTTTCTTTGCCTGTTAAGGTTCCTTCGTCAATAACTACACTTTCGTTGAAATATTGCTGGACCTGCTCGAATCCAACATCATTATTAAACGGTACTAGGTCATTACCTGAATATTGCTGAAGATTTGCCGCAAGTTTCTGTGCATAAGGGCCTATAAGTGATTCAGTAAAGAACTGTCCCTGCTCTCTTGATATAGCCCCTGTATTCATGCCTTCGAATATTTTACTTTGCAAAGCATCGACTTGATCGGCGGTCACTCCTTCTTTTTGGTTGGTCAGTTTGCCGACTTCACTAAATAGCTCATAAGCAGTTTGCGTTTTTTCTACGTCGCTTAACTTTCGCGCTTTTTCCGTAGCTGCTTCCTTGAAGCCGCTGCGCTGTAAAAAATAATCTTGCGCTGGCTCGCTCATGCCTTCAGTCGCTTGGCGCAATTCAGAATATGACAGCGTCCTATTATCATTAAATAGTTCTATCTGGCTTTTCATTTTTCCTAGAACTTCGCGCTGTATCGCTTCACCCTGAAAATTCATTGCTTTAGTTTCTATGGCCTGGCGAAATTTCATGAAATCTTCTTGGTCTGTAATAGAAGATTTAACTTGCTCACTATCTAGCGCTTGTAAGGCTTTAACAGGGTTTTGCTTTGCAACTCCGCTAAAAAAGGATTTGGCCCAATCCTGCGAAAAATTATCTAATAACTGTGCGGATGTTTCTTCGCCTAAATACTTGGAGCCAAATTCAGCTAGCTGTTTTTGCGCCCCCATATAATTTGCAAAAGAGGAGATTGCTGTTTCGTCGCTCTCGCCGAACAATTCTCCATCTATTGATGCCTGGTTTAGATAATTTCTAGTGCTTTTGATTATATCGTTTTTCGCATTGACGGCTGCTTGCTTGTATTGCCAGCTTTGATTGTCTACGGAAATTTGCGTTTGCAAATCTTGCGTGGCGGACTGCCAAGCTCGCTTTGATAAGGGGCTTAAATTCCCGCCGTATTTCTGGAATATAGAATTTGTCGCAGATTTAAATTCTTGTTCGCCGCGCTCGTTAAATGGATCGTTTTCATATTTCAGTTTATGCTCAATTGCTATTTTACTTAAATCAAGGCGCGCGGCGGAAGAGGCTTCAAGTAAACGCGCGTCATTATGTTGCTGAACAATTTCCCCGCCGACTTTAGCAATTGTAGTTAAGGCCGAGCTAAAATCAGCTGGCCCTGTAGTGTCTCCTACAACGTTTAACACCTGCCTGTCGTATATTTGCCTTTGTGCCATTATATGCCCCGCCAAGGTAACGTTTGGCCTATATTCTGTGTCCAAGGTAATGTTTGGCCCATCTGCAATTCTTGTGCCGTACTTACTGCACTAACAGGAGCGCCAGAAGAAAACATACTAGCCCCGCCACCAAAATTCATTGCTCCAGCGCCACTGATTGCGGCACTACCCAGCCCGCTAGCTATACTCGCAATCGCTTGGTTGCGCGCTCCACCTACTGCATTTTTTGCCGCGCTAGTCGCGTTTCTATTAATCTGATTTATATCTTCTATTCCAGTTGATAAGGTCGATTCTATTACATTAATTGGCGTTCCTTCTAGCAAAAGGCCTGAATTTAAAAAGGATACTTTTTGTGTTGCTGCGGCTCTTTTTGTTTGTATAGCTTTTTGCTGCGCCTGCAAATTGCCTTGCTCAATTAAGGCTTGAGATTGTTTTTTCCCTTGCGACAAGCTGGACGACGCTGAGAATATGCCCGCCCCAACATTTAGCGCCGCTATTGCTACTGCTGCCTCAACGCCCATTAATCACCCACACAAAAAAAGTTTTGCCATCGCGCTTAATCTTGCGCTTTTTCTTAAACCCAATAAATTCTTGCAACCTGTTTCTTCCTTGCTCGTTTTGAGAAATAGAATAAATCAATTTTGGGTTGTATATGCTAATAGCTTTTTTAACTATGTTTCGCAAGTATTTGCAATGCTTTGGTTTAAAATGTTTAGAAGCTAAAACAGAAACGGTCCAAATATTATTTGGCCTTCTTATGGCGCATAAAATAGCTATTATGTTTTCGTCAACTATTGTGAAAATTTCGGCCCCTTTAATATTAGCAATAAGACGCATGGTGCTAGAGTCTGGACAAAATTCATTCGGCTCTAGAAGCGAAAGGTCGTCTAAAATAAATTCTCTAATTTTCATCTTGCTGACGAATGGCTAACATCAATAATTAAGGCCGCAAGATGCATAGGGCCAGGCTCTTCTTGCACCATGTAGAAGCATTGGTCAATTTCTGAATCATCGGAATAAACTATATATTGCGTCCCATCTATAACGGGGGGAGGTAAATAATTTAGGCTGTTAGGTTTTATTTCCTGTATTGGTTCTAATCTATAAATATCACTCCCAAACTTGCCGCCGACTGAGGAAACCGCTCTAAGACCAACCCTTGAAATAGCTTTGACCGTGCTTTGAGTATTCACGGCTTGTATTTGATAACCTAAAGGAAAAGATTTTATAACCCCTGCGTATGTATAGCCAACGGCGGCAGTAATTACTTGGTCGCCTAAATCTATTACCCCGCCAGAAACAGTTTCTGTTTTTAAAAATCCGCCTGCTGTTACTACTCCAACCTCAAGCCCGTTAAAGCGAGATAGGCCTGTTGCGGTATTAAAAGTTAAATACCAACTGCTGCTGGTATTTGCTGTAGGAGTTTGCAGCACTGACACGGTCACGACTGTTGCGCTTGTATAGCCAGTAATTAGAAAGCGGCCTGATTCGTAACCTGTTGCAGTTTTATATGAAATATGCTTCCCGACATTGCCCGCAGAAAACGAAGAAGTAGTGGCCGTGATAGTGCCAGCTGCGGAATTATACGTAATTGTTGTAGAACGAAGGTCACTAAAGATTGTGGCGTTATCGAGAAAGATGCATTCATTTAATTGTTCGGCGGTGTAGCGCCTATAAGCCTCTTCATCGTCGTTTTTATTTGTTCCTATAAAATCGTTGCGGCTCTTAAATTCTACATAATCAGCAAGTTGTTCTATGTAATAAACGCTATTTCGTAATGTTAGCGCAAATAATTGTTCATTACCGTCATTGTCGGTAATTACAGCAATATCTTTAAAGCTTCCTCTTGTGTAGTGCTCATGCCAGCCAATAATATTTTCACTTTTATTAAAGTTTAGGCTGCATAATGCGCCGTCTCCTCGCAGCAAATAAATAAGATCGTTTCTATCTTTTTTGCGTTTAATTTTTTGCAGGCCGCTAGTTGTTAAATCTAGGGCCGCAACATTGGCGTCTTGTGACTGAAATGTTTCTGTCAGCAGATCATAATTAAAGAAATTTAGATTCCGCTGGTTAAGGCTAACATAAAAGATAAAGCCTGATTTTCTAATTGGAGATGTTTCTGAAGCACCATCAGCAGACGTAAGAGAAGCCTCTACTGTCGCGGCTGTGATTGGTGATCCGACGCCGCCCCCATTAATTGCAACAATACCGTCACCAGCGCCAGCAATTAAGCTATTATCGCCAGCGTAGAACCATCCAATATTTTGCGCAATATCAGCTATCGTAAATTGCAAAGCTGAAGAATCAATTACAGTCGCAGGCAACGTATGGATAAAATATTCCGCCGCCTCGCTAGCAAATACTGTTGTGCGCCGCGAATAGTACAATCGGCCTTTGTAGAACAGACAAGAACTCGGGTAATCTGAAGTTAAAACTTTCTCAGTAGCTCCTGCTGAACTATATGCAGTAAAACTGGTAGTATCTAAATCAATCGTGAAAGTAGTAGATGTTGGAGTAGTAAGAACCGCTGCGGTCCAGCCGTTTATTTCTGTCATTCCTGCTACGGCGGATATTTTTATGCGGTCACCGACGCTATAGCCGTGTGCTGCGGATGTAGTGATTAAGGCGTTAGTTGCTCGCGTAATCGCGGTAATTGTTTTGGACGCCTGCCAGGTTAAAGGGAAAGGGTCATCTTTCCTGCCATATGTGCGTAACGTGAAGCTGTTAGCTGCATTTCTTATTAATTTACGCGGCTCATGAGAGCCGTGCGTCATAATCATAGTATCAAAATTTTGCGTCGTAGCTTGCTTAAATGAAATCTCTTTTGATTGCGCCAGCGTCCAAGGAGTATCAATTTCCAATATGTTAGAACTGCCATCTAATACCCAACCGAACGTACCGCCAGAATCATAAGACAAAAACCGCATTTTTGTATTATACAAAACTAAAATGTAGTTTTGATTCTGTGAGAATTTAAACTCGATTAAAGCGCAATCTTGAAATGCTAATATATTTTTAAAGCCGCTACGGTATATAGCGTTGCCTTTAAAGTTAGTAACAAAGTTTTTAAATACGTCATAACCAGAACTATAAATTGGCAGATCAAAGCGGCCCACCATATCGTGGTCGATTCTACCTCTTGCGAAGTTATTAAATGTGCTAGTTATTTTCATTGTTTCTGCGCCTCACCTGGCGGCCAATGACGCGCCTGTTTAAAGCGCGAAACGCTAACTCTTATAGGCCTATTCTCCTGAGCGTTTATACTACTCAATTCCATTAAGCGCATAGGCAATACTTTTTCTATTAATGCCGCTTTTTCGGGGCTTTGCGTAATATCTAACGCAACATTCTTTGCCAATTCAGCCGCAAATACTAACTTAAATTCTGGGCTAAAACGATTGACATCTTTAATGTCTCTTATAAATCTTAGTTTCAAGCCGTTGGCCCAAGCGTCGGCTGTGTAAATATATCCGCCCTCAACGCAATAAATGTATTCTGCGCGTTCATCTATATTGCCCAAGCCGAGAACTTTTAGGCAATCAGAAGGGTATTCAAAAACATTTTGATAGCCAAATGGAGGCGTTGTACTTGTTGCAGCTACAGTTCTACGCGCTAAAGAAAAATTTGGAATCATTCGCTTCAAAAGCGTTTGCCGCGTTATATCGTACCACAAGGCAAAAGTTGCTTCTTTAGATCCTGACGGCGTGTCAATATTAGTCACGCTGCCATAATTTCCAAGAGAACCTAGCGCTAAATTGCAAATATCAACTTTACTTGTTATTTCCATTTACAATCTCTGAAATATAGCGGGGGTTCCCCCCCGCCATTGTTACCTGGTAGTAGCAGGGTCTATTACTATTTTTAACTTTAAGACTTCGCTTGCAGCTGTGCTTGCCGTTTTAATCAGTAAGCCAAGATAATAACCGCCAGCTGGTTCTGTGTCGGAAGATTTGCTTAGTAATTTGTTAATATTATCATCTCTATCCAGGGAAGTGTTTAACGTGCCTAGTAGCTCGCGATAAGTAAGCGCGCTAGATAGGTCCACACCATCCCAAAGAATATCCGCGTCCACTTCTGTAAATGTGCCGTCAGCGTTCATTTTCCAGAAACCAAGATCATTGTTTGTTGCAGAAGTTAGTGCGGGAGTAGCTCCAACAATTTCAGCAATTCTTGCATCGCCAGGCAAAGGACCAGCAAGAATATGCAGAGTGTTAGCGTCAGCACCCGTTGCGATAGTTTTCTCGTAATGGGTAGAAAGCATTTGCTTTCCTAAACTGTTGGCAGGATTGCCAGGATATTCCGTATAGCCGTTTGATCTGATACCAGTTTTTGACATTGTCTATTTTCCTTTCAAAATTAAGAAACAGTTGCGCTAAATGGTGTCGCTTCTGTGCCACTACTGCTAGTGACTCCAAAAACAGCCCATTTATCAGCCGCAACGTCTTGTAGTTGGATAAAGTCGCCGATTGCTGCGCCGCCTGTGGTAGTACCATTCAGGGTTATTGTATCTGAATCGTTTGCCGTAGGCCAAGGGTGCGCTAAGTCTGGAGTATCCCCTGTAGAATTAGTAATAATGTTACCGTGCATAACATCATTACCAGTTACTTTAATAAGATAGTTAGAGGTGTTTACAGCCCCGACTACAAATCTGTAACACGCACCGCTACCAGTTGCTGCTGGTAGCGTGTGCGTTCTCGCAGAGCCAGCGCCGCCCATTAAGAGAGTTTTCCCCTCGTGGGTGGCTTGTACAATAGATGTGCTAACATCAATCGCAACCATTCTGGCTGATACGTCGCATGCGTTATTTAACTCGGCGGCTGTCGCCGCTAAGTTGGCAAGATCAACATTAGTAGAGTCTGTTAACTCTAATGTTTTTATTCTCTTCTGGACTGGTAAGCTCATGATATCCCCTTTTACTATATTGTAGTGGTTACAATCTGGACGCGGCAACCTTCTGTACGCATAGCATTAATCCAAAGATCAATAGTTATATCGTTTGAATTAACTTTAGTTGCGCTGCGAGTAATGCCTAGATCCGCAAGTTCCATGCTGATTGCAATGGACTCAGGGGCTAAACAGATGCAAGAACGTGTAGTTGTACCTTCTGCAAGCACTGGGTTTGTAACTGTAGCGCCACCGTTCACGGAGCCAGCAAACATTGCAATTTGATAAGTACCAGCTGATTGCATTTTTCCTGTCTCTACTGGGCGGCCAGTTATATAATCGGAGCTTATAAATTCTACTTCGCCCATCAAGTCGGTATTTTCAGTACCCGTTAGGCATAAAATAGAACCTTTAAACATCGAGTATTCGAGTTCATTATTAATAAAATTTTGCGTAATTTCTTGTATTTTGTCGTAAGTTAAACCCGCTGAAGCATCGACGGTTAAAACTCCGTCTGTTGCGGCAGAAATCGCGGTTGGAGAACCGTTCGGCGCTCCTACATTTACTGTACCAACGGCGGCGGCTGCAATGACGCGGTCTATAGTGCGTGATTTAGCATTAACAAGCTGCTGCAAGATAGAGCTAGAAGGGTCCGCAATTAGTTCGTTTATGTCGTAAAGAGCATCAACGGTAATTGTGCGGGTAAAACGCCTTTTAGTAAGCAGGCGGTTATCGATTGAGTAATCGCCGTATTGTTTGTCTGGGTTCCTTTGTGCTACCTCTGACAATTCTAGGCGACCGATACGGGCCATGTTGTTTGTTTTGCCAGCAGAAGGCAGATAGATAACAGCGCCAGAACTTTCTAATTGCGAGGTTTTTTGTTGCGCCAACTCAAAGAAAGATGAACGAAAATTTTGCATCAACCCTTGGTCAAGAGTCGGTAGATACGTATTGCTAGTCATAGCTTTACCCTATATTTGAATGAATACAATTGATTTTTTTTAATCGAAAGTTGTCCACTCAGGGATTTTCTAGCCTTTTGCTATGGCGGCTAACCGACCAAGATTCAACGTTTTGTTGAGTTGCCTCGGTGGTTAGCACATTAAAGTAATCGCTCTATGGTTGCAACTACTTTTTCTTATTTTGGATTTGTTGCGATTCTTGTTCGCTAGCTAAGATTTCTTCGTTCGTGTGTTTTTTTGTCTTATCTTGCTGCCAGGAAGGATCTTTAACAATAATCGGCGGCAATTTAGCTATATTAAAAGCTTCTTCCTTTTCGTCTATTTGCTGCCCTAGAACCGACTTAGCATAAGAGGCGTAAGCTACGTTTTGCATCTGCCTGGTTGATGTTTTCTTGTAAAGCGGTATTGAGCGCAAATCTTTAACTGACGCTAGGTCTTGCAACTCTTCCTGGGTCATCTCGATTATATCTTTCCCGACAAAAGAGAATTCCGCTTCGATTAATTCGATTTTGTCTATGTAACATTCTCTAATGCTTAACACGCGGTCTTTGTATTTATTACTAGCAGCTATCCACATGGCGGCGTAACGACGCCTAATATGCATAATCAAAATATCTTCGTTCCCTATAAATGGGATTACACCGGAAACATTATAATCGATTATATCCTTATCCGCCGTCCTGTATGAGCCAGAGATTGTTACTCTTAAAGCTTTCATGTTATTTGCCCCTGTATAAGTTAGTTAATTTGCTTGTAAGTTCGGATAGTTCAGCTTGTGTGTGCGGCCTGGTTTTCATTGCGCGTATTTCCTGGCGGAATTGGCTCGCCATAGTTTCTTTATCGATTGGGGTGCTTGCTGTAGGTGCGTTCGCCGCCGTACCTAACTCTTGCGCCCCATAAGCCGAAATAATCTTATCCGCCAAACGATAGACCGCTCCAATATATTGATTAGGCATGCTGTCTAAAATTTTCTTGTCTTGATCGTTTAGATTGCGGGATAGTGCATTTGTAATCTTCTTTACTGGCTCTTCATAATTTGGGCCGAATGAATTTTTTAATTCATCAACAAAGGCGTCTTTATCGTAAGCTTTTTCAAGCTGGGTTTTTTGCAATGCAGCGTATTCTTTTACAAGGTCGCTGCCTTGCTTGGCGCTTATGCCGTGTTTATGCAATAAATCTGCGTATACTTCTTTTTGGTCATCTGGAATTTCTGCAAAATCATATGCTGCTTTATCAGCGGGGCGCAATTGGTTATAATAATCATCTATTTCTTTCGGGGTTGCTTTCGCAAAATCTAGGGCTACGGTCTTTTTCCCAACAAGGGCTTGTGTATTATCAAGCATTTTCCACAAATCTTCCTCGTTTTTGAGGTTCTTTGCACATCCCTTCTCTTTGTATGGTTCAGGTATAGCAAATTGCTGTGTAGATTTTACCTCTTCTGGTGCAGGGGCTATTTGTGTTTCGTTAGTTTGAGTAGGTGCTATTTCGGCGTTTATTGCCGTCGGTATAATATTTTCTTCGCTCATAATATCTCCAAGTTAGTTTCAACTTTACGTAAAATTTCTTGATCTAAATAGGGGCGAATCATATTCAGATAGACAGATTTACGCCCTCTTTCGTCCAGTAATTTAATAGCGTCCATAGACCCTTCCGAGAAAAGCCCGACGTAGCGCAGTATGTATCGCAGCACAAAAATTCCGTCTTCTGTGCCCATGCAATTATTGAGCGCCCGTTTGTATTCATCGGCCCTTTCAGTTTGTATGTGTGTTTTTTTCTCCGCGTCTGCTTTGTGTTTTTGCATTTTATCTAAAAAGTCGCTGTAATCACCTAATGCCATTTGCTGCCTCTGAGTTTGATTTATTAGCACCCGCCATATCTTTTTGAATCTGAGCGCCCATTTGTCCAGCCTGCATAGCCATCATGTTTTGCTGCATTTGAGCTGCTGCAAGTATCTTGTCTTTAAATTCCTGCTCGCTAATGATGATTTGATTATTAGCGTCTAGGTTATTGTTGATGTCTGCTAGTAGTTTATACCAGTCCACAGCCTCAATAATTTGAGGATATAAAGGCGCTATGCCGCCTATTGCGTTTAAAACCTGAATAAGATTCTGCAAGGCCTCTGTCCGCGTCATGCGCTCCATTTCGTTATTAAAGCGAATCTCAAACCACGGCCTGCCTTCCGCCATAACGCGCGAAACTTCGGCTGGGATGATGCGCTCTTGTTTGTTGATCTGCAGGAGCATTGCGGCCTTTTCGCCAGAAACTCTAGGATCAACCCCTAGTTGTTCCAGAGCCATTAAGACTGACACGCAGCGTTTAACAAGGGGCGCTAAAAGCTCTGTCTTTTGCTGCGTTAAAATACCTGCTAAGCTCTTTGCTCTTATAGTGTAGCGCTGCATTGACTCGGTCGCGGTCATGTCCGCGCTTTGATTAAAATCCAACAATGCATCAATCTTAAAGGCGCTTAGTATCTTGTCATTTAGATAAGGGATTAGCATTTGCATTAAAGGCGCTGGGTTTCCTACGTCAAAAAGCGGGAAAGCTGGGTTGCCGTTACCAGACAAAGCAGGGTTAAAGACTGTTAGGCCTTGTGGAGACGTGTCAAGCACCGAATCCCCAAAGATAGCGTTACCGAAAACGCCAAGCGACGGATTAGCCATCTTCTCCAGTATCTCTATGCTAGTTGAAAGCATAAAATTGACTGCTGATATAGTAGATAAAAGCATAGTTCCAGAGGAGCGGCCAAAGGTTTCGCCCCTTACCTTAATCATGCGCGCTACGGCGATAGGCTTTTCTGCAAAATCTTCTTCGGCAAAGATGCCGCCTTCCTTGGAATTTTCAAGGAACCAGACACCCCTATATTTCGTACCCCTTTTGCCCTGCAATTTTGGATCAAAATCCGCTCGTGGCAGTACCCCGAAAACAATAGTATGTTTTTTATTTAAATCGCCCTTCTGGTAGCAGTCCATAAGCTCTTTTGGTAGCTTGCAGACTTTGCTTTCATCTACTCCACCGCTGCCATCGTGACAAAACTCGCCGACAATACGGCTAACGCGCCAATTATAAGTTGCAAAAATATATTCAACAGAACCATTTTTACCCTCATCTATACATAAATTGTCTATACCGTATGGGCGGAAGATTAAAGCATTATCTGCTTTTCGCTCTTTGAAAGCTTGGTTAGGGAAAGCACCAACCGCCGATGTGCCAAAAGAAGCTTGATCGTAAGCATAGGGCTTGAGCGCATTATTCAGCCCTGCATCCTCATGGTTCATGTGATATAGCAGCTGGCTTGTAACAAAATCATAGTAATCCGCCACTATATCGCTGTCGGTATACTCTAAAACATAGCGTGATGGAACGATGTTTAGTGCTCTGTCGCCAGTGCCCCACATAATGCCGATGATATAATCACCAAATTGGTTAACGGCTGTCATACTTGTTGGGTCAGAAATGTACTGGTCTAGGTCTGTGCCTTTATCTCGCTCTTTATTGCGTATGTAATCTGGGTCTACCGCTATTCCCGTGTAGCGGGCTATCTTTTCCCACGTAGGTTTATAGTTTTCTCTGTCGCTTTTTAACTGAGAATACATTTCTTTTATGCGCGTTAAATCATCTATTTTCATTTTTTAGTTCCCGAAGAGTGTCCCGCGCGCTGAAACTTGGCCTGTCTGCAACTCTTGGCCAGCCATGCCCCCCTCTGTGCTTAAAAGAGCGGCTCTTTGCTTTTTTGCTTTTTTTGTCTCATCGCCCAAATCTTGTGCTGGTGCTGGATTAAAAGCTGGCACGTCTGGTTTTGGTGCTAAAAAGCTCATGGTTGCCCCAATTAATTTAATTAAACAATTCTATTGCAACTAATACACGAAAATTTTACGAACGCAAAAGCCTATTTAAACCGCTATTCGCCACCCGTCGAATTGGCGCGGCTTGCTGCTGCGCATAGCTCATAGTGTGATTGCTATTGCCTAAAAATTTAACCGCCGCCCAAACCGCCATCATTAACGAATCAGAATCATCTGGGCTGAAGCCTAGTTCTTTTTTCATATCAACCTTAGCTTGCAAAATCCTTTTGCCATCGCTGCGATATTTCATTTTGATTTTTTCTAGCTGCCTTAGTACTTCGCTGTCTTTTTTGTCGAGCATCAAGCACTCTCGATCAAGCCAATCTTTTAGTAGATAGTAGCCTTCGGCTCTTGCATTTACGTAGTTTTGGCTATCCACTGCAGCAGTGCTTGCCCCATCAAAGCGCTCTATCTTCATGCCGATTTCTACTAGCCTTGAGTGCGCTAGATGCCCCATGCCGCCAACATCGATTATCGCAACATCAGGTTTAAAATTGCCTAGCATATTTACAATGCGCCCTATTGACCCCATTCCGCTATCATCATCCCACCTTATGCGCTCTACAAGTTGCCAGTGCACGCTGCTTTTGCGATCTAAGATTGTAGCAACGCAATGATCGTTACCTTGGGCCGCAAAATCTATGCCGAGAACTCGCTGGCGTGAGAGTAAACCGCCGAATTCCCGCGTTTCCAGCGATTTGTAGAGCTTATCGCTTTGAAAGAGATAGTCATCGGCTTGAGAGAGAGGTTGGCCAAGCCAGATATGATTATAGTCTCGCTCTGATCTTAGTTTACATTTCTCCGCCTCGACTTTTAGCGTGCGCGTGCAAAAAGGATTATCGGTGTAGTTCGATTGTATATGCAAAGTTTCTGGATCATCCGCTAGTTGCATTACTGCATCATCTCTCACGTAGCGGTTGAGTGTTAAGAAGAATTTGCAATTATCTTTACGCACTGTCGGGAGGATTACGTCTAGCGAACGCTTGCTTAGCATCTGCGCCTCGTCCACCCATAAAATGTCAGCGCCCTCTATGCCTTTTGTATTTTCTGAACCCTGGTCCCTAAAGCCGCGAAAACGGAATTCCGAGCCAGTTTCAAGGTGTTCTATTTTTTTATCTGTTACTTTGAAGGCCAGATTGTACTTATGTATCAAATCCGCGAGCACTTTGTGCACGCTATCCTCGATTTTATTTTGTATCTCGCGCCCGCAAAAGATACGGACTTTGCGCGTATCTGCGAGATAGAGTAACACCCGTGCCACAGCGTGGGTTTTACCGCTACCACGGCCACCTTCAAGTAGAAAATACTTATAATTGGCCAAATTTTCTACCATAGGTAGCAGCTTTGGAGGCATCCGCAGCATTTCTGGTAGCCTGATTGACATCAACTAGCTACCATCTGCGCTGCTATCGTACTTTTGGACTATATCCTCACCTACGTCTATGGCCACCCCCTCTATCTGCTGCATACGCACGTACACAGGTCTTTTGCTCATATCCTCTTTTTCTTCATCGACCATATCTATGACTATTTTAGACGCAACTATAGCGTTCTTTTCATCCTCGCTCATCATCGCTGATTCTATGCGCTGCATTGCTATTGGGGCTAGGCGCTTGCGGGCCACGTCTTTGTGCTTGCCCGCCTGGACTGCCAGGACTTCATCGCTAGTCCATCCGTGCAGAGTAAGCTGTTCTACTGCAACCTTGCCTTGCAGTATAAGTTCGGCTACTTTTTGGCGGTTTTCCGCGTCTTCTTCCGCCGCTCGTTGTGCGTTTATCTCCATAATTCCCTTCCTCAGTTCTTCTTTTTCAGCTGCAAGTTGTGCTAGTTTGTTCGCGTTGCGCTTGATATTTTTGGCCCTAAGTGTTGCCGCCTGCTGCGGCGTTTGCGCGCTGCGCCAGTACATATCAGGCTAGCTCCCCGCTTAAGTACCCGCTGCAGCTTATACTTGCAGATATATCCGCAAGATCATCATCAAGCATATCATCAGTAAGCGCATGCAGGCTAGCTTGCGAGCTTACGCAGCTCTTCTCCCTTTTTAAGCTCTCTCTCTGCGCGAGAGCCTCGCTAAAGCTGATATGCGCATGTGCGCGCTCTGCTTTTCTGGCCCTTTTGTATTCTACAGTAAAATTTTGTGGTTTGCGCATTTACACCCCTCTCTTTTGTAGTTGCAAAGATACCTACGCTTTTCGCCGATAAATTGCAAGCGCAAAAAAGGCGGGTTGCCTGATCAACACGCCGCATTTATCAATGTGCAAAGCCTGCAAGCGCTTATAGATCAAGAGCTTATGGGGCTGATCAAGCCGATGAAAATCAAAAGAAGGTTTCCTTTGCGCCAAAAAGGCAAAAGCAAGGTGCAATTTTTGCAATTTAAAAGTGTTTTCCCGTGATTTCTTCAGACTCCGATTGAAAATATATAATGGTTTTGCAACCTAAAGTATTAATTAAGCTATAACAATATCAATTTCCGATTGTATATAAACTTGGTGGAGATTGATTTGTTTTGCAGATAAGCCCCTCTTTTTTGCGATACCTTTTTTTTTATTGTAAATACCTCTCTGCAATCTCTCTGCACTTTTTATATATAAGTAGTATATCTTTAAAAATATTTTACTGCTTAAGTCTTTGTTTTTATTGTGTTTTATTGCTACTATAAAAAATAATTATATTTTTTGAAAAAAATTGTTGAAGGGGATAAAAAGTTATATATACTTGCATGCATCGAGAGAGCAAAAAGTTTTCTCGCCACAAAAAAACCACACAAAAAAAAGAGGCATTTATGCAGATAGAGATCGAGATCAAAAGCGTTTACGGCAGAGAGACTTTTTACCCCGCTTGCGAGCATAGCAAAATGCTGTGCAAGCTGATGCATACAAAGACTCTGACGGTTGAGGCGCTGGCGACACTTAAAGGCTCTGGCTATGCGATAGCTATAGCAACTGCCGCCCCTAAAACTTTTGCAATCTAACAACAAACACGGAGATAAAAAAAATGATCACACCACAAATCAAAGCAACTGCGTACACTGCGTACTACGTTAAAATTATCGGCCAGGGTACATGGGGCCCCTACGAATTGCCTGTGGCTATGACTATGGCCGAGGAATTATGCAGGGATTTTGGCCGCGAAGCTATGGCTTGCATCTACGACGAGGAGCCATACATTGAGGTCGAGGACAGGCATACACGCGAGATTTACCACGTGTATATATCGAGCATTACGGGATTGCCTATTATTTATGATTTACAGGCCGAACGACGGCTCCCGCAATTTTGCCAGCAGGTCAAAAGGGCAAAATAAAAAACAAGCGCACGCGACATTAACAACCAATAACAACATAAAGCAACGGAGAAAAAAAAATGACAAATCATTATTACTTTAGAAAGCCAGGCTCGGAAGAAATACAAGAAATTCTGGCTGCTTCGCCGACTGAAGCGCTTAACGAGTACGCCCGAAATTTATGGCACGGGGGCGATGAAAATATGCGCCGAAAAATGGTAAATGGCCTTACAATAGAATACCTTAAGGAGGGTGCTCTTTGGGAAAAATGGGCTATTTTTGCCGGAATAAAAAACAAAGGAGACAAAAAATGAATACACCACAAATTAAAGCAACTGCAGCAAATCGCAAAATTTTACGGGAGTACGCAAGAGAGGCATTGGCCGATTATTCGCCAGTTATGACTTGGCTGCTGCTGAGCAATAATGGCGATTTGCGCATACAAGGGCAGACTTTTCACGCAGGCTGCCTCGATGTAGTAGCCGAGACTGGAGGGTTTTTAAAGGCTCACGGCGAAGGCGCGGCAAGAGATAATTGGGGCGAAAAATTTAAAACCCAGCGCGCGTATTTACAGTATCTACTTGGAGATAGCGAATATCAGAGAATTTTTGGTTAATATTTTTTACAAAATTGAGGAAGAATAATAATTTATCTTCCCCATGCAAGTGGGGGTGTAGTAACAAAAAACAGAAAAAACAAAGGAGATTAAAAGATGAACACATACAATAACTTGCGCGCTGAAAAATATCGCGAAACAGAGGCCAAGATTGAAACACAAAAATCTTTATATTGCTTTGAGGACGAGTACGGCGCTTTGTACGCCGAAGACGCGGACAAAGAAAAAGTTTTAAAGCTTTTACGCTTGGCCATAGAAAAAAAAGCTGATGGTTTGCGTGATAGCGTGGCGGAAAAGCTGCAGGCTTATTCAAGCTATGGCGACGCATATTCGGATGAACGCGCTAGGGTTGCATTTTTCCACGCACAAGAAAAGCGCGTAGATAATGCGGCGGCGGAAGAAGCAAAAGCTTGTTTTACGCTCTACAAAAAAATTATTTTGGATTTTGAAAAAGAAGGCGTTTAACCTTTTTTTGCTATAAATAAAAAATAATTATAAAAGATAAAAAAAATTGTTGACAACAAGAATAATAATTGTAAACTGTAGAAACTAACAACAAAACAAAAAACGGAGACAAAAAATGACTAAAGTTGAACCTATATTTCTGAAAAATGTAAAATGGAAATGGGCGGAGCATGAAACCCATTTAATCGATGGGGTCTTTGGTAAAGTAGAAATCCATTTTAAAAGAAAAGGTGAAATTTACGACGATCAGTTTGATCAATTAATGTTATCTTGCGCGTCGCAGGAAAATGAAAAAGAAGAAATTGCCCAAAAGATTAAAAAAGAAAAAGAAGCGGCGGCAAAATTAAACTTTACTGCTTATTCTACTCATATTCGCGGCCCATTTGGTACGGGCGAAACTGCTGAAGATGCCCTTGTAGATTTATATTCACAAATTGCTAAGGGTTTTGCGGTCCAGGAATGTTTGATTTGTTATTGCCACCAAAACTAAAAAACAAAGGGGACAAAATGTTAACAGAAATTGAAATTGAACGGTTAAATTTGGGAGAATTTGAGCTTTGCCAGCTGGCAGACTGGCTGATCAGCGAAGAAAATGCAGTCTTAAGCGATGATAAGCTTTTTAGCTTGGTTTCTCGGGTTGCGCTGCTGGCCGAATCCTCAGAAAAAATGAAAATGCTTCTGTGGCTGCTGGAACGTAAAATACACCGCGCTTAAAAACCTAAAAACAACAAAAAACGGAGACAAAAAATGGATACAATTTTTGACGATATTATTGCTCTTAGCACTAAAAAAACATGGGTAAGAAAAGAACTGGACAGGATTTTTACAGCATTTTGCGAGCAGTTGGCGACAAGAGCAATGCAGGCTGGAATCAAGCTTGACATCGACACTGTGTACGAGTTGGAGTCCTTTTCTCGCGAAGCCTATTGGGGATCCGCAAAAAGAATTTACAATATCAGGCTCTATGCGGAGCCTGATTTAGCAGAGCTTACACTAGAGCGCATCCATATAGATGAGCACGGGCGAGCCACGCGCGTAAATCTGTGCGTGCTCGATGACAATACGGATTTCTGGATTGTGCGGCTAGCAGCGCAATCCTTATCTAATGCTTTGTATGCTTTCAACAGTTTTATAGCCGCCGAACTGCAGGAATTAAATAGCATTAAATTGGATAGCTGCGGCTAAAGTAGGCGGACTATCTGTAGCGGTCACAAATTGTGACCGCTACGAAAGGAACATTAACAAAAAACGGAGACAAAATATGAGAGAACCTAGAAAAATCACAGAAGCTAAAGCTAAACTTTCTGAAGAGCAAAAGAAGCTTGAGGCCGCATCCTGCAAGGCCTTAAAAGATTTTGATGAAGAAAAAATTTCTTTAAATGAGGCTTTGGAGGCGGTTAACGCCTGGAATGCAGTCGCTCCGCTACCAGGGATGAAAAGCTTGCACCCTCTCAAGTTTCTAAGAATTTTTGGAGTCGAAGCTTCCAAACATCCTCTTACTAAGTCGCAGCTTGAAATCTTTATAGGTGAGCGTCGGTGGAACGGCAAAATCTATGGCGATGCGGTCTACTTGGATGGAGAGAGAGTAAAGATCGATAGCGATATGATCAAAGATCACGCGCTGAGAAAAGACGTAAATTCCGATTTTCCTGAAAATCCTTTCCCTAATTCTCCCGACGCCATAGTGGCACATGGCGAAGAGTTCGCGCGCTGGTTTATTAAAGATAAAGCTAAGACGATTCTCGAGGATCCACTTTTCTTCGAGCCGTGGCTGAAAGCGCTTTTGGCCGTCGTTACGTTCGAGTTGGATGAAGAATACGGCTATTTTTGCCCTCTTAAAAGGCAACTTTATGAAAGCGCCGCAGAGGCAGAATTTTTTAGCATTTGGAATAAAATGCTGGAATTAAAAGAACTGGAATTAAAAGAATATGGGCTAGTTTTAAAAAAGAAGAGGAGTTAATTCAAATGAACATAAAATTTTTTTACGCGCTTGGAGAAAAATATGGAAGCTGAAGAAATCCAAACGCAGATAGCGCGCGGAAAAGAAAAAGGCTATATTAGACAACTGCCCGATGGTAGGCTTGCTTTTAAAACTGATATTTTGGGTTGTACCTGGCTAGCTATCAAGCGCGATGCGCCTAAAAGCTTTTTGGTAGAGAGAAATAAAGTTGACCTTTCTTATTACGGGGATTGGGATGCGGCCATAGAAGCTATAAAGATTGAAATAACAAGAGCGCTAGAATCAACCCCATGCTACCTCTCAGAAGAAAAAATTACCACACTTAAAGAATGGGTCGACGGGAACGCAAAAATTAATTGGCGCGAAATATCTCATGCCGAACTAATCTTAAAAGCGCCAGACCACTACTTAAACCGTAAGTGGGGTAACAAATATTTGGAAGAAATCGTACGCAAAAAATCCGATGCAACATCAACAAAAAAAGCGATTTTATGACCATATTAAGCGGAGATTTTAATTATGATAACTTTATTTTTACAAGACGATTTGAGATTTTCGGCGGAAAGGTGCGAAAAACTTTTGCTCTATCTACACAAGCTAATACATTTCTTGCGTTTGGAGCAAAGGCCGCAAGATGAAATAACGGAAGTAGAAAATCTTATCGAAGAAATACACGACGAAATGGAATTTAATTTGTAACCGAGTGCAAAGGGGGATTTATGATTACGATTGATTACAACGAACAACTAGAAATATTTGAGGTTTTTTTGGGGACCACTTTAATCTCAGTTGAAAAAACTGAAGTTGCGGCAAAAACCGTTGCGGAATTGTTGGCGGCGGCGGAAGAATGCGCCTTGGTGCGTATACTTAAACTCTAAGTTTCCAGCCGCCTGTTTCTCTCTCTAGGGCTTGAGATAGCGAATAAAAAATTTTTTGCAATCAAAAAACAAAAAAGCCGCTGCGATTTTACTCGTTGCGGCTTTTTTAGTAACTAATAACGATTGTTTTCAATAAAGTTTTTAGTTTTTTTCTTTTAAATCCTCGCCTGCTAACTTTTACCAAGTCGCAGGACGACACCCCCACGTGTATGGGGAAGTGTTCGCGGCGGAAAAAAGTGCAAACGCTATAACAAAAATGCTACAAGTTTTCTTCGCCGCCGCAAAGCAAAGTTTCATAAATATTTTTCGGCGGTATTGTCAACGCAAAAAATCTTTAAACCTGTCGAATTCGACACCTTTTATCTAAGCCCGTTTTCTTTCGATTTAAAGTGCCTTTTCTGTTGCTAGCTATGGCTATAGCAGAGCATGCAATCTACCCTGCTCTGCGCCCGCCTAATGAGCAGCAATCGAGGTAAGTGTTGGCCTGGCAGACTCCCAATTGAACACCAGCAAGCGTCCGCCATTTTCGCAAAGACGATCTACGCCTTGCGGTGTGACATACGCGCTAAGCTCGTCTAAGCTCACGTTTGATGCCAAAATTGTTGCCTTGTTTTGCTGATAGCGTGCATCAATTATTTCGAGCAGTAAGTGCTTTTCCGCTTGTGACCCGTGCTGCCTGCCCACCTCGTCCAGGATTAAAAGGTCTGGTTTTACAAGCTGCTGGATTGCTTGATCCGTGGTAATCGTGGCCGCTTGTGAGTAGGTGCTTTTAATGAGCCTCATTGCTTGGCTTGTGCTCATGTAAAGCGCAGTTTGCCTTAACTCCACCATGATGTAGTTTGCAATCGCGCAAGCTAAATGCGTCTTACCAGTGCCCCAAGAGCCAACCAAAATTAAGCTTCTGCCAGTGTCGCGATGTGCTAAAAAGTTTTCTGCATAATCCTTGCAAACGTTATAAATTCTGCGCTGTTCAGGGCTTTTTATCTCGTAATGATCAAAACCCTTGCCTGTGTATTTGGGCGGGATTGCAGCGCGTCCGATTGCCGCTTTTAGCTCAGCATTGCGGGCGGCAAAGGCTAGCTCCTGCTGCTTTTTTTGCTTGCGCTCCTTGTCCTGTTGGTCAAACTCAGAGCGGCATAAATCGCAGATTTCAGAGCCATACCAGCTGCCGTTTAGCAGGTGATGCGTTAGCTTACGCTCGCCGTGTTTGTCGCAGTTTACAACGATTTGCTTAGTTTCTGGCATTGCTACCCCCAACAACTAAACCCTTCCAACTGCCCACGTAGTCTATGTTTTGGCGGTTTGCGTAAGGATCTGGCAACTTGTTTTGCGTGTAGCTGCGCGCACCAGAGTCGCGCTCTGCCTTGCTTTGCCTAATCGCCGCGTCAAAATACCTAAAACCTTTAATTTCCCCCGCTTTTTTGAGCGCGCAAAGTCGCTCTACGGTCGGGATGATGTCAAGCGCTGCGCTACAGCCGTCCAAAAGCCAGTCGGTTATCAACATCGAGTTGGCGGTCATCAGATTTGGGGCAAGGTCGATAATCGTTTTAAAAACTTTTGCCCTTTCATCGCCTATCTCGTCCAAAGATTTTTCCCCCTCGCGCGGAGTAGTATTACTATTACTAATTATAGTATTACTTACTTCTTTCTTAGTAATAGTATTATTACTATTACTACTCTCATTCGTTACTGTAACGTTACATAAGGATTCAAGATCAATATTTTGAAAGCCCTCGTCTAGTTGTAACAATCCAGTCTTTAAGCCGCTTTCAGCCCCCCTTTTCTTCTCCCTATGTCTTCTTACACGCTTCGCAGAATCGAGAGAATTTGGAAAAAATTTTGAAAAATTTTCTAAAAAAATCTGAAAATTTTCTGAAATTTTTATCATCCCCCTACCCTTAAGTAACGTTACAATGGCGTTACATGTCTTGGCAGTTCTGCCTGTCATAGTTGCAAG